GGGACACGGGTGTAGGCGTCAGGGCCGGTTCCGACCAGCAGGTCGCCTTTAGCGTCAAATGAGGTGGTGGTCGGGTCAACAGCCCATTTCAGGCCGGTGGTTTGGGTGGAGTCGGCGACGAGCACCTGTCCGTCTGTGCCGACAGCGAGCCTCGCAGGGGTGTCTGCGCCGGTGGCTGTTAGCAGGTCGCCTTTCGCGTCCATGATTGTCTTAGAGATCGCGTTGGGGTCGGTTGTCTCGATGGGAGCCTGTGTGAATGACGGCTGTGCGAGGGACGGGGGGATAGTCATGTCAGGCTCCTTTCGTTCCTATTATGCCAGCACTCGGGTCAACCAGAAGGTTGCTGTAGCGGTTGCCGTTAGACCTGATGTCTGGGTGATTGCCATATCCAAAGTGTCGCCGCCATTGAGGTAGACGCTAGAACCAACTTGGACTGGGGTTACGTTTCCGAAACTCAACAATAAAAAGCTTATGCCATTTACCCTGAAACGTATACTGGAACCTGTCGGATTTGCACTCCAATTTACTTGACCGCCAACTACATACAGACCGCCCAATCCTGATGGAACTGTAAGCGTTGTGCCGGAACCAGGGAAAAACCCGCTGTCATCAGAATCTTCAGTATCAAAACTGACGGCCACAGTCGTACTAGGACTAATTGTTTGTGTTGCGACCCGTCGCAATTTGACGTTGGGCTGGTTCAGGTACAACTCGAGTTCCCGATCGCGGTTCTCGAGCAGGTCTTTGTCCTGGTTGGCGACTGTCTCTAGGTCGTCGGCGCGGAACGTGTATGCGAACGGCATCTCAGTCCTCGCACACCAGGATGACACGCTTGACGCGACATTGTGTAAGCCCGAGGATCAGTTTGGCACCCATGCCTTTCTGGGCGTTGTCAATGTAGAAGCGTTCGGTGTTGTAAACCCCATAAACGACAGTTGGCCCCAACGTAGTGGTGATCGTCGACGAGGTTCCTCCGGTGTAAGCCGCGAGGCTGTCGGTGTCCAAGATGCCCGTTGATCGGATACGGGCTGTCAGAGTGCTGTTTGTGTCACCAGACCATTCGATAATCGCGTGTTTGACGGTGAAAGGTTTGTTGTGCCAAAACTCGGGCAGGGTGACTGTCCCTGTCGGATAGCCGGTTGACCCTGATGCTGTGGATGCAGGCGAAAAGTCGTAGTCGGTGTTTGTTGGGGCAGTCACGTTGTTGATGAGACGATAAAAGTTGATGTCGTATCCGTCTCCCGCGTCAGCCATCGCATACACGACGTACTCGGATTGTGCTTGCGGTCCGGGGCGACCCATGTGCATTTGGCTGACAGCGTTGCGTTCAATGCTGGGAGCAAAATCGCCGTCAAGTTGGGCGTGTCTCATCCATGTTCCGTCGGGGCGGCGCGTGTACGAACTTGTGCCGTTCTTTGTGAGAATGCCGATCTGCCCGTCAGCTGTGTTGAAACATCTAATTTGTTGCGGGCCACCGTCGGTGTTTAGACCTTCCACGATTTCGTAGTCAAGGGTAAAAGCGGGCTGGATGTTGGTGCCTTGTAGAACGTAGATGCGCCCATCAACATTGCCGGACTGGCTGCTGTCAGGGAAGAACGCTTGGCGACCGACGATGATGGCGTCGCGCATCCCTTCAGGGGTGTTCGCTGACGACAACAGTTGTTGAATGGTCACAGACGAGCCGAGTACCCCAACGACGCTGAATAGGCCGGTAGTGCAGACGACAAGCAGGTCGTTGGAACGGGGCAACACATTCAGGATTTCGCCGGAGAACTCGTAATACTGGCTTGTCGACCATGTTGTCAGGTCGGTGTTCGAGTAGTATAAGCGTTTGGCGGTTGGGCCGTAGGCGACTGTCCGGTATCCATACGAAACGAGGTCGGTGATGCCTGTGCCACCGAGGACGGTTGAGACGCTCGTATCGGTGCCGCCGGTAGTGACGCTGCGAATGAACCCTGCGTTCGCCCCGTCCACCCGAACATAAAAGAACTTGGTGGACGCATTGTCGTAGGCGACCTTGCCTCCGATTTGCCCAGTCAAACTGGTGGTAGTCGCTGTGGGTGTCGGAAATACGGTTCCGTTGGCGACATCAAACTTGACCATTTTGGCGGTCCAGGTAGAACTGACATCCCATTGGCAGAACGAATAAATGTTTGTCCCGATGATCCATTGGTCGGGGATTTGTGCGCCGGTGCTGTTTGTGACGGCGGTTGCCGTGTATGCGAGCGTCGCCGTACCGTATGCCATCAGTTGCCCGTGAGGGTTGTTAGCAACATTCACACCGGAGAACGTGTTCTTCGGCAGGTTCGTGGAGCGTGGCCCCATGTACTCGCCACCAGAGAAGTCGTCGTAGACGATTTGGAAGGAACCCATCGGTTACTCCCAAGTGGCGTAGTCGCGGGCGCGAGTGAACTTGATGCGCCGTTTGATTGTCGTCCGATTGTCGTCGTTCATCGACTTCAGGAACGTGCCGTACTCCTGCAAGTACAGCGACGCTCGCTGTTCGTCTTGGCGTCGGGCTGCGCACAGATGGGAGGCGTAGGCGACAATCACCGAATGGTAGACGACCGGCATCAGAGGGCTGGACGAGTCGCTTGAGAGGGCTGGCTCAGACCGGAAGTAGTAGAGGGTGCCTGCGGTGGTGGTGGACGGAACCGGGACAATCTTGGCTTGGTTGCCGTAGATCGTCCACCCGTAAGTGCTGTTGTCCGACGTGGGGTCGAGGAACGTCTCGAGGGGAACCCATTCGGCGGGCGACGAGTTGATGACCAGCTCGTTGGCTCGCATGAAGTCTGATGGGAGGGTTGCGGCACCGTTCACCGTGTCAAACGACAGGCTGGCGGTCGAAGCAAGCCACCACCAGTCGCGCTCCATGCTCACCCGGTTTAGAGCGTCGTTCAGGCTGGTGTTGACGAACGTGTTCGTGATCAGGCCGTCAAGGCTGTTGCCGGAACCATCCGACTTGATGGCCAGCCGGTCTTTCACAGCGTTACGAAGTTCAAGTCTGTTCATCTCACACCACCATCACGCTGTACGACTGTGCGCCGTTGGAAATCAGTTTCACGTCGGAGGCTGTGCCGTCGCCGACCAGGCTGAGCGTCATGCCGATGCCAACCACATAGCAGTCGTCGCCGTTCACCGTCGGGGTAGGGACACCTTTGCTCGGGTCGCCGAACGTGAAGAAGATCGGGGAACCGGACGTGGTTCGGTTCGAGATGATGAGAAACGACACCGAGTCGCCAAACGACACCGTGTCCACCGTATTCGGTGTCAACACAGCGTGTTTCGCTTTGTTCACGGTGTATGAGGCCACTACTTGCCTTTCTCGTTCATGCTGTGGATCCGACGGTTGGAGCCTTCCAAGTGTCCCACATCGCGCACCAACGCCCAATGCAGTTTGTCGGCCAACTCCAACCTTTTCTCTTTCTCGGCGGTTTCGTGAGCGTCCCGAATCTGCTTGTTCTTCTTCATCAGGTCGTCATGCAGAGCTTTACCCTTCTGCCAGTCACCCTCGATCAGTTTGACGATCAGCGTGTGGTCGCAGCGAGTGTGAGAACACGCCACATATGGGGTTCCCATCGCATCGACCATCCACACCTCAAACCGTCCTGCCAGAGGGTTGAACATGAGGGATGCGGACGGGTCGCCACGCCACCCGGATTCGTCACCACGCTGGATACGGTTGGCGATGTCATACACGTCAAACGACACTTCTGCCATCTCGCCGCCACCGGCGACGTTGCCCATCAAATCTGCTGCACGAATCATGGTGTCATCCTAGACGAAAGGGCCGGTCACCTTTCGGCAACCGGCCCTAACGTTTGGGGGATTGTTTGGTCAGGCTCCGATGGCGTGGAACCGAACAGTCGTCGTGGAGACGTTGGTGGTGTTCGGAACCTCAGCCAACGGTGCGCCGTCGGTGGTGGTGTCCACCCAGAACAACTTGACCTTCGGACTCGAGGTCGAGCCGTCCCACGAAGGGACGTTGCCGTTCACGGTGGAAACTTCGAGCCAGTCGAGCCGGTTCACGCCGAGCTGTGCGAGAGTGACAGCCTCTCCACCCGTCGGGTACGACGAGTCGAAAGTGATGACACCGAACACTTCCTTGCGCGAACCGGGGACTTCCGGCCCGTAGGTGATGCTGACGGATGCGGCCATGTCAGATGCTCACCTCGGTGAGATCCTTGATGACGAAGTGGGCGTTGCGCTGCTTGCAGGCAAGTTCGCCGTACATGTACAGGGTCGCCTCGTACGCATCCTGGTCGGGCTTACGGTTCATCACCGCGCCGTCGAGGTCCATGAACTGGAAGCCGTCGCCCACCTGATGGAACACCAACACTTCGGGGTTCACACCGTACAGGCGGTTGTTCGGGCAGTCGAAGTCGGCGTACAGGGCCGTGGGAGCCTCGTCACCCTTGCCGGACACCGACGGGCTGTAGAACTGGATGCCCGCGTAGCCACCCTTCAACTGGGTCTGCTCCATGTTGCGCTTCAGGCTCAACAGCAGGTTGCTGATGGCCAGGTTCACGCCTTCGGCTGACACCAACAGGCTGGGCTTCTTGCCCGAGTTGGTGAGAACCTTCATGATGGAACCGGTGATGAGCGACTCGGTGACCGAACGGTTGGTACCCGAGTTGCTGTTGACGTACGCCTTCCACTTCGGCTGCGACGACGGGTCGATGGTGTGCAACACGGCGGTGTCGTCGACGATGGTCTGGAGGCCGGTCAACTCGATCTGTCCGTCGCCGGGCTGACCGCTGTTGTTGGACGCTCCACCGGCTCCGGCGCGGAACACGAAGTGGCTCGACGACGTGGTGACCGCAGCACCCGAGATGGCGATCGTCTTGTTCGTCTCGTCGACCGAGGTGACGGTACGAGCCGACGCGATCGTGGCGGGCGAAGCGACCGTTCCGATGTCCACGACCATGCCGCCGTCGAAGAACAGCTGACGCAGAGCGGTGGTTCCGGTGGTGGAAGCCAACACGACGGTGGTGGACGACGAGGTGGTGCCGCATTGGGCGATCACACCGTTGGACGTACCCCACAACTGGCGGTTCACGTCCTTCATCGCGTCCTTCTTGATGCCTTCCATTTCGGCGTCGAGCGCGTCGATGAAAGCACCACGGTCGGTGACAGCCTGCTTGATCGTCGGGCCGGACAGCTGGATGCGTCCGTAGACGTAGCGGACCGGAACCGGGACCGTCGCGTACGACTGGTTGGCGGCGGTGGGGAGGGTGCCGGACTCGGCGCGAGCACCGACACCGGACGAGCGACCCAAGTGGACGGCGTGACGGGCGATACGGCCCTGCACGGTGTCCTTGCGGGTTTCGACCTGCGAGAGAATGAAGTTCGCCTCGTTGAGGTTGTCGAGGTATTCCTTGTAGTCATCCTTCAGGATGGCATCGACTGTGGAGAGGGTTGCGGCCATGATGGTTTGCTTTCCGTGAGAGAGAATCTGATTGGGGGGAATCGGAACCTGTCTGAGCGGTAGCCGTCCGGCTGTCTCAACCCATCATCCAATGGGGGTACCTATGGGGTGAACCATCCGGTTCAGGTGTAAGCATACACACAAGTGTGCGGATGCTGTCAAGGGAATCGCCCCGTCTGACGCGGAGAGAGTAACGCATCAGACGGGGACATCAGCGGTCACCCAAAAGGATAAGGGTGCCTTCCCTTATGCTGACGTTACGTCACAGTCCGTTCTGTGCGAGGCGAGCCATCGCACGTTCACGGGGTGTCATCTGCTGTCCGTTCGGCGAGACGACCGGGACTCCGTTGACGATCGGCGCACCCATGCTCGCACCGGCTTCGGCGCGTCGGGTTGCGATCTGTTGCGCTTGCGCCAGAACTTGTTCCTCCACCTCACGAATGGCTGCGCTGAGGTCAAGGTCGGATCGCTTTGAGGCGGCCACAATGGCAGCCGTTGCGAGCGGGGTGTCCGGTGCGAGACCATGCTGGGTCAATGTCTCCTCGATCTGGCGTTCGTACTGCTGTTGTACCTGCGCCTGCTGGATCTGCTGGAACGACTCCTGCAACCGGGTCTGAACGAGCTGTTCCACCTGGTCGGGGGTCATACCGGCGTTGGTGCCGTCCGAGTACGCCTGCTGGGCGACCTGCGTGTTGATCGCCTGCTGTTGAGCAGGGGTGATGTAGGTGTCGAAGCGATCTCCGGCGAGGGTGCGAGCGTTGTCGACCATCCATCGGACTGCGGTTTCGGTGTCACCGGATGCGAAAGCGGTAGCAAACTCCTGTACCGCACGGGCGTCGTCGGGGTGCATACGTCCGAACGTCTGAACGAACGGCTTGTACCGTTCACGTTCCTTGATGCGGTCCTGCACCTCAGACTGGTATTTCTCTTGCCAGTTGATGTCGGCGGCAGGGGTTTCGGCAGGGGCTTCTCCTGTCGGGGTGGCATCCACCACGCCTTCGGGGGCGAAGTCGGTCATTGGGGCATCATCTCCTGAGGTACGCCGGGCTGGCCGGTCATTGCTTGGGGAACCATCGAACCGGCTGGCTCGTTGGCTTGCGGCAGGGCTTCGGACCCTGGCATCTGTTGCATCTGCGCCATCTGTTGCATCGCTTCTTCGGCGGCCATCGTCTGATGGGCTTGGATGTGCAGGTCGATCGTCTGACGCACTTCAGGGTTCGCAAGTTCGTATGCAGGGGATTTGCGTTCCCGGTTGTGTTGGGCGATGTGTTTGGCGTGGTCGTCGAAGTCGGCGGGCATGACGGGGACAGCCTGCATGAGCAGACCGTTCTCCCATTCGGCTTTCGTGACATCCGGGTCGGTGGAACCGAGGAACCCTCGAGGGTCGGGGAGATCCAACATTCGCGCCAAAGCGGTTCCGTCCACATTCTGGAATGCCTGTGGAAACTGTTGGGCGAGGCTGGTGATAACCGACTGGGTGGCGATCTTGGAGCGGGGGGCGGTCGCATCCAAAGGCACTTTGACCTGCGGATATTCCTCAATGTCTTCGGCAGTCCACTCGAACTGGAGGGTGTTGCCTTGCGGGGTGGTGAGCGTCTGGGTGCGAACCATGCCCGACTGGGAGGCGTACGCCCGATACATCTGCAACGTCATCTTGCCGATCCGCGCCCACATCGCCGACTGGTTGCGGGCCATCGGGCCGAGCGGAGTGTCGTCCTTCTCGGCGAGCACCGACAACGCCAAACCGGAGTTGCGGTCGCCGGGGGCTTGACCTCGAGACACCGCATGGGTGAAGAAGATGTCGTCCATCTCCGCTTCCAGTTGGGCGGCTTCCATGCTGATCCAACGCGGCACGTCGGGGGCGGTCTGCCAATGCGGTTCGCCCAGCTCAGCGTTGTATTCCATCACGTCCGCAGGGTCGGTGGTGATGACATCGGAGTCTTCGATGGATCCGGCGGGGACCATCAGTCGGGCGTTCGCAGCCTTGCGCATATGCTCGAGGATGGTGGAGCGAGCACGGTTGTAGGCGTACTGGATGTCTCGAGCAGGGGTGAGGAGGGTGTGGCCGACCCATGTGCGCGGGATGCGTCGCTGGGTGAAGACAGCGAGGTTGAGGCTGGTGAACGGGAACGGCCAGCCTTGCCCGTCGCCATACGAATACACCTGCTTGTTGTTGACCACATGGACGACACAGCCCGGAGTCCGGTTGGTGGGACGTTCGTAGTAGCAGTAGACGAGGGTGAGGCGAGGCGGTTGGCCTTGCGGACGGCGCGACAGGAGGGTGCGATGCCGTGCCGACAGGGCGGCTTCGGCGTCCGGCACCGGATCCCAATCCAGATTGTACCGCTCTTTCACCTGCTCAGGGGGTAGAGCGACACAGCGAATCCAGTAGCGGGCCGACTCCACATCGGGGGAGCCGGGTTCCAAACAGAACTCGGAGATGCCCAACGGGGTGAGTCTCACACCACCGGCAGGGATGTCAATGCCGGTCACCGGGTCGGTGGCGACAACCTTGCCCAAACCGGGATCCCAGTCCACCGAGACGGCGGCGGCACCACCAAAAAGGGTCTGGAGCAGGGATTCTTCCCGGATCTCAGCCCAATCCTGTTCGTGTGCTTCGGACAACAACAGTTGCTCTTGGAGACGCTGACGGCGCAGGCTGGAGTCGTCGATACCGGACGGTTCCACTTCCCAGACGAGCGGAGAGCGGGTCATTCGGGCGATCAGGTTGGTGACGCGGGGGCCGAACTTGTCGACGGTGATACGGGTGAACCGTTCCGCTTCGGTCGCATAGTCAAGTTCTTGGACGATGTTACGGGTGTGATCCCACCAAACCCATTGGTGACCGCCGAAGTAGGAGGCGTTCATCCAATAGTCGCGCCGCTCTTTCAGCAGATACTGGTCGGCTTTGTTCCACAGGTTGATGACTTCCTGCGGTTTCGGTGGTTCCCACGGCTTGTTCACGGTCCTACTGCCTCAACTGGTGTCTGCCACGCGGTGCGGGCTTTGTTGTCGTCACGATCTTTCTTGCGAGGCTTACGACTCTGTTCCATCGCTACCGCGACAGCCGGATTCTTCGCCAGCAATAGATTAGTCAGACGACGGTTCTCCCGAAGCAGAATCAGGGCAAGAACACCAAGAACGACGATAGCGACCGCTGCGATCACAGGTCACCCACAAAGTCGGTGTCGATCTCGGAGGTTTCCTCCCGACGGGGACGACCGCGCTTGCGGACGAGGGGTGCGTCCGTGTCAGGCCGTGCGTTGCCTGGCGACAGATCATCCCCGTCGGTCGGAGATACGGAGCCTGCCTTCTCCGCAGAAGCAAACTGTACACCATTGACCGCACCGGCGATCGCCGAAAGACGCTGTTCGGCGTCCTCAGCCCGGTTGATGAGTTCAGCGACAATCATGTTGAGGTTGCGAACTTCACCGTTGTGGGTGAGTTCCAAACCTCGAGACGGTGCGCACATTCTGCCGATCTCGATCGCACAGTCGGCGCAAATGTACAGCCGGGTGACAGCGGACGGGTTCGGATCCTCAGGACTGTTATGGCCGTCCAAATCCTGTTCCATGTCAATGATCGGCTTCGCCACACCACGGCAAATCCAACAGCAACCAGGCAAATAGTTGTAGTTGTCGACCAGCCTCATTCACCATCTCCGTTTCTTCGCGCTCTTGTCGAGCCGCTCTATGAACTTCTGTACTTTGCCTTCCGCACCGGGCATTGTGACCTTGTTCTTGCGTGAGATGTCATTGTACGGGCGGCAGGCTAGAAGGTACCTTAGTGCGTCCACAGCATGATCTTCGTCATCTGTGTCAATGTCTTCAACCTGAACTTTGGCGTGGCGCATAGCTGGGAGTGTGCGCAACAAGTTTTCGCAGGTGGAGAACACTTTCAGTTTCGGTTCACCGGAGATCGGGGCCGGTTGCAGATAACGCCTCACGTTCTGCCAGCCGGACACTCGGGCGTTCTTGGCGCGGGTGACATGAACACCGAGACTGTTGTACACACCTGCGACCGTTGTCCCCATGCCGGACGTGTTGCTGTAGGTGGACGGGTCAATGGCGGTGGCGGTCACGTTCTCAAACCGGCCATTAGACATCTTGGACATCTCTTTGACCTGTGCCGCCTGCTGGGCGACCGTCAAGTTCCGCTGGTACGCCTCCCGATACACATAGCAGGTGCCTGTGGCAGGATCCCATGCACCCCACAAACAGCAGTACGGGTTGGCGGTACCGAAGTCAATCCCGCGATATCGGGGCCATTCTGCCGGTATCTCGAACGGTTCGACGACATGAAGGTCACGGCGAAACTCGGTGAAATACTGGCCGGTGAACGTGTCCCAGTCACCCAACAGTTTCTGTTTACGTTCGGTTTCAGGGAGCATCGACAGGTGTTTGCGGTAGGTGGGGTCGATGTGCGGGTTGTCGTCGACGGTGGACGGCACGAAAGCAACCACCAGATGGTCGTTCGGGTCATGGGGGATCTCAAGCTTGGCGAGTTCCGTGTTGTCATCAGGGAGTTCAACTCGGCGCACAATGTCTGGGTTCTCGAAACCTTCGCGCACGTCGTAGACGACAGCGAACCGGCCATGTTGGGTGGGTTGCACCAGCATCCGATACAGGAACGTATGGCCGCGATCACCCGGGTTGGTGGCGAACAGGACGTGGGTTCGGACACCCAAATTGGTCATTTTCCTGCTGGTACGCAGACGACCGGAGATCATCAGCATCTGATAGGGGGTGAACTGGGTTGCCTCATCGAAACCGATGAAGTCATATTCGGCACTCATGTACTGGCCGACATCCTCGTCTCGGGCGCAGAACCCGTATTCGACGACCGAACCGTTGCCGTACCACCATGCTTTCACGTTGTCGATCGACCGCAGTTGGGCGTCCACGTTCAGTTGGGCGTACCGCACCTGTGAACGGATGATGAGCGACCGGCGTAGTTCGGGGAGTGCGGTACGGATCAGCAGGGTGCGGTGACCAGGGTATTTGAGCGACAGTTCGTTGGCGTGATAGGCGAGCAACTCGGACTTTCCACCGCCCGCCGCGCCACCGTACAGCAGCCAGTCGGTTTTGCCGACGAGGATGTGCGCCCGTTCCTGCCGGATGTTGCCCGTCAACCGCCATGCGGACAGGTCAGCCTCGAGCAAACGCAAATATTCGTCTTGTTCGGCGGGTGTGAGCTGAACAAACTCGTCGTCGGACAGCAGGTTCACTATGCGCCGTCCCCAATCGCCCGCAATCCGGCCTCGACACGACGTTTCGCCTCAAGTTTGAGTTCCTCGAGCCGTGACAGACGGTCCTCAGGGGATCCCGACCGGTTCTCTTGGATGGTGGTCGCCTGCCCGGACTCCAAACGGAGGATGTCATACCAGATTTTCGCCACTTTGGTGGCTTCTTCAGCCGATTTGATCTCCCATTCACCCCCAGCGAGCCTCAAACCCAAGTCGACGATGATGCCTTGCGCCAATTTGGGGAGGATTTCCCTCGAGGCGACCCCGGAAGCCAACATTTCTTCGCCTAAGACACGCAACTGTTCGGCACGTTTCTTCGCTTCGGCGCGATCCAACTGCTTTTTGACACGCACCTCATCCAGATCGGCGGCTCGACGCGCCCGACGGCCCTGTTCCCGTTCGCCCGGATGCTCAACTTCGACGGTGGACAGGTCGTCAACGACACGATGGGTGGGGATGCCGTCATGTGGTTTACGGCCTTTGATCCCTGCGACGATCTCCTGAGCGGATTCGCTCACCTTACGGGTGGTCACAGGATGATCTTCCCGTCCACAATGTCGTGCAACGTCGCCCAAATCTGCATGGACAGGCTGGCGACCGCCTGACACGCCACCATCTCCCCAGCGGTCAACGTCCCCACATCATAGGAACGTTCAGCCAACTCCAAAGTGTGCGCGGCAGCGAGAAACGCAATCCGACACTCTTTCGGTGTCAGGAACACCCCTTGGCTCTCGAGAGCGAACCGGGCTTGCGCCACCAACTGGTCGTTGCCCAGCCGGGTGACAGTTCCCATCAGATCATCAACAACACTCATACCCCTGACCTCCGTATCCGCAGAGAACCCACACCGTAACACAACTGTTACGCAAGATGGCGCAACTCTCTCACAACATGATGCTACGATCCGCAACACAACCTAGAACAGCAGCCTGTACAGAGACAGGCATCAGACCCAACCCGATTGCATGGGGGCCGGTGACACACGGTGACGTGGGTAGACCTCGTTGCATCGACGACGAGGAGCAGCGTTTCCAAACGACACAAATGGCGAAGGTTGTCCACCGAACACGTCTAGACCGGCACCCTGAGGCTACTAGCCCGAATTGTGGGGGAAGAACAACCGCCAGCTCTGACACAGCATGGTGAGGACGCGAGACGAGGAACGAAGTCGAAGCGTCGACCCAACGAGCGAAGCGAGGCGGGAGTGCAACGTGAGCAAAACCAGCACAGAAGCCGCCCGGAACGGGTGACAACAAGCCCTAGACCTGCAAAAGGCTGCATAAACATACCGTCACACAACCGTAACAAACGCAACACAACCGCAACACACCACTCGAGCAACCAACACCGCCGCCCACACCCCGATTAGAGGGGCCAAAAAATACGGGAACGTGTAGTAGTAGTAGGGGGCTGGGGTCCCCCCACGGG